GCTCCGTTATATTAATAAAAACCGTCAAGATTATTTAAAACTTTGCCAACGCCGATATGCGCGTGCGGGACGCCCACATACACAGTCCTGTCACGCCTGTCGCCAAGGCCGAGGCCCTCGAGTACGTTCGCGGCCGCAGGCAAGAGCTTGATGTGTACCACTCCGAAACCGCCGTTAAGGGTCTCGATGCCGTGAGGTTCATCTTTGCAGGGATCGCGAGGACTGCCACGATCGAGTACGGCGAAGACCTCGGGAAAGGCTCCGAAATGATGTACCCAAAACTTTGGGGTCAAACGACTGTGTTCGTTCCGCCCGCAACCGCCATCGAGACGTACAAGATCTTCGTCGCAGCAGGCGTCGAAGGCGCTCGAGAAGAGATTAGAGTGGCGGCGGGATTGTGCAACACTTTGCCCAAGGTGACTACACTGATCTCCAGCACGGTCCACATGGTTCCCGTGTATGGCCATTACGCCTCTCAGGCCGCTGCCTACTCCATTGCGGAGCAGATGAGGAAGGTGGACGATGGTCGAGCCAACGCTCCCGTCGTCCAGGTGGTCGACGCGTCCAGAGGCATCCAAATCCTCATCACCGCCGATTACGTGTTCCATCTCGTCCGAACAAAAGCTGGCGGTGGCTCCAAAGTTCACGTCACAGTGTTCGATTACAACCAGGTCCTCATGATCCAAGACATCGCTAAGTCCAGGTCCCTTGTCGCCCTCGCCTGCGCCCTCGCGAAAACCTCCGCTAGCAACTGCTGCCGCCTGCCTTCCTATGCGGACGTTGACTCCATGTGGACCTGGATCGACATGTGCATCTGTGAGCACGGCAATGACGCCTATGCTCTCGCCAAGACATGGGATCCCTTCACGATTGGCTGCTTCATCGCCGCCTGGGATGACATCCCCACAAAGGGAATGTTCCTGGAGTTCATGACCGACACCATCACTCGGTTGTTCGACGAGCTCGGGACTAGCTCCGCGACTCGGGTGGCCTTCAAGAAGTGCACGGCTCGACTTCTGTTGCTCAACCCGCAAGCATTGGGCGAGGTCATCTCCCTGTACAAAACGTGTGGATTTCCCACCGTGGACTGCCTGGAAGGCATCGCCAAACTGAAGGAGGTGAGAGACGGGGCGTGCACTGATCCGGCCGAACTGGAGGTCATGGACGCGACCTGCAGAACTGCGGTGTGTCACCTCATGGTGAAAATGGCCCTCAACTACTACGCCAAGCATCGCACCTGGCCTGCAGTCACCCTCAACTGGAAGGGACTCGCAGTCTACTACGCGAGAAAGGCAGCCGGGGGAAGCACCTACCTTCTCGACGCCTTCACCAAGAAGTCTCACACCTTCGACGAAGCTCTCTTGCTGGCAGAGGTCGAGGATTGCGTGTACCTGAACTGGGCTCCCATGTTCCCCGCGAACCTCGGTACATTGTTGTACACGATCACGCCGGACAAGGCAGCTGCGCCACCTGCCGAGGAATGGACGACCGGGTTCACCAAAGCCCAGCTCGGTGCGGACCCCCCGAAGTGCAGCACAACCAAGAGGGCCATCGGCGACATGGTCAGGGGACACGCGTCCACGGTTGGAGTCCTTTGTCAGACGCTCATTTTCGGGTCCATCGCCTGCTGCCACTTGGGCGTCGGGCTGGTCCCTAAGGAGAGGGAGATGAAGAAGGAGAGTCGCTTGTACTGCGTGTTGGCCTACCCAGTCCGCGTCCTCTGTGGGCACTTGGAGGGGCTCATCAAGGAGTACGTGTTCAAGTACGTCCCTGAGCAAACCATGACGATGAGCGGGGCGGACGTCACCAGACATTTGTACGAGATGACGGAGGACAGCAACGCCGAGGGTGTCTGGCTCATATTCAGCATCGATTTCAGCAAGTGGAACAACTGCTTCACAGCGCGCAACACGTACGCCTTGAGCGTGTTCCTCAACATGTTGTTCGGGGTTCCCTTCCTGTTCTTCTTTGTACACATCTTCTTCAGCCGCTGCTTCTTGTACCTGAAGCACAGCAACTACCCTCCCGCGCCCAAAGGAGCCCACAAGAACCCTCGCCGCACCCCTCCCGAGGGCCCTACCGTCATCAGGGATTGGGGCAGAGGCATCGAGGGGATCGCCCAAAAGTTCTGGACCCTCATGACCGTGTGCCTCCTGTACGTGATCGGCCACAAGCTCAACATGAGAACCAGGCACGCGGGACAAGGGGACGATCAGGCCGTGGCACTCTTCGTCGAGTTCCCGAATGGATGTACGTCCAAAAAGGACCTGTGCGAAAATCACGCCGAGTACTTCAAGCTAGTCCACGACCGAGTCCTGGAAGTCATGACTAGCGTGTTCAATAAGGCCCAACTCAAGACGAAGCCTACCGAGACCTTCGGCACGCTCTCTACACTTCCATACAGCAAGCAGCTCTTGTACAAGGGCGCGTTCATGGGTCAACTCCTCAAGAAGGTGTCTCGCATCTTCGACATGCAAGAAGGATTCCCTCCCTGCGTGTACGCTCAGCTGGAGGCCATAGGCTCCACTGCGACCTCCGCGGCCGGGAGCACAGTGTACGGCTCCATCGCGAGATGCATCGCGCACATCGAGGTCCTCAACAGCATTCTCGTCATCTCACGAGGCCAGGCGGGCATCGACCCCTGCGAACCCCTGCGCAACCTGGTCCTCAAGAGACCCAAGGACGTGTTGGGATGTCTCATGTACGGCGGCAAGCTGGCCGGCCTTCCCGCGTACCCGAGCTATTACCGCACCCTGGTCAGAGGAACGCCCAACGACAACATAGCACACATCGCATTCCTCAAGAAAGCAGCGCCCATTTTCGGCGAGGCGTCCGTTGCTGCCAAGTGCCTAGACCTCGTGGCATCAGGCGCCTTTCTCGCGACCTCCGCCTCCCGCTGGGAAGACGACGACGAGGCCAGCATGGAGGTGACCAAGACCACCCTCCTCACCGATCCCACAAGTCTCAACGTCCGTTCCCCCGCGCTCAGCGCCTCGAAAGTCAAGATCGCGGTCAAGGATGGCCTCACGGCGGCCGTGACGGAGCCATACCTCCGACAGATGATCAGCCTCGGCTTCGCCAACGCTGGCCGGGTCGTGACGGCCATGCTGTGGTTGTTGAAGCCCATATACGTCGTCGTCGTGTCAGAACTGTACGCCCACACCGTCTATGGCGTGGTCGACCGATTCATCGGCGGAGTGACGTGCACGGGCACCATTCGCAACCTGGTGGGCGGTGGTGGCGACGCTGACGACGAAGACGCCGTGGACATCAGCATAGAGGGCATCGCAGAGTGCAACCAGAAGGCCATCATGTTCCTCTGCAACACCGTCTCTTTCATCGTGAACCACAAGGTCCGCAACCCTCCTCCTGCATGCAGTGTAGACGTGTACAAGGAGCTCTTCAACACAGGCTGGAAACTTCCGCCTGACGACACCTTTGGCGTGTTCGCTCCATGCCCTGCGGAACAGTACAAGTTCAGCCTCATCAGCGAGGGCAGCTCGCCGCCCGCTTCCACCTGGGGTGACTCGATCACCGTGGTCGTGGCTCCCCTCGCAGGCTCCACAGAGCTTGCCAGCGTGCATGATGCTCTCTGGAACCGAGGCTGTGTGGACCCCTACGTCGCGAGCCCCACGGATGAAGGTTCCATTCCAGCACGCGACAAGCCGACGAAGACGGAGACGGAGGTCAAGGACGCTGCCAGGATCTACACCATTCAGACCGGGGTGTTGGGCCCGGACGAGCTCACTCAGGACTTTGCTCGAAGACTCCGACTCACGAGGCACGGGGCCACCGACGACGCGATTTCCCAGCGCGCCGCCATCCCCACTGCCTCATGCTACGCTCACCGCCATCGGGCGATCTCTCTCCCTTACAGGGTCGGGCTCAACAGCCTCGCCAACATCCTCACTCGCACCATCATCTCCACAGATCGTGGCAACCCGGGCCCCATCACGGGCGACGACTACCCGATCTACTTCCAGGAAGTCATCATGTACATGGTGAGTCACGTCGTCATGCTGCTCGCCGAGTCGCCTGAGAGCCAGAAAGTCAACCTCCCCCTCACCGTCATCGCGACGAAGAGCTGCGCCGGGTGCATGCACCCCATCGTTACCGAGAGAGCTAGCCTTCCAGCGGACGTCACCCTCCCGGCGCTCCCGGTCGTCGACTCCGAGGCACCTCCTCCCGAAGAAGTCAACCCTCCGGTCCACCTTCCTTTCGCCATGCGATGCGCAGACAACTGCGTGTGGTCCGCGTACCCTGGCGCGTACCAGCGAGTCAAAGCTTGCATGATCGGGTTCGACATCCTCTTCTGCAGCCACAGCTTTCTAGCCACGTCGAGGGCGAGCACTTACGCGGGCACCAGGTTCAAGGTCACCTTGGCCTGCATCTCCAAGGTCGAGGGGTCCGTTCTTATCCGCGGCCTCGCAGTGGCTTGGGTCGCGGAACATGCCTATGGCATCGTTCGCCTGATCGCGAACGCCATTCGGGACGGAGTCGAATGGTCCCGCTATGTCGTCTGCGCGTTCCATGACGAGCCAGAGGCGGTTTGGGCTCGTCTCGGCACCCTCCTTGCCCACGCCAGTCTCGCGAACTACGTCCACGAGGCCGGCCTCTGCCCGGCCGTTGTCGACCGCACGAGCGTTCCGAACTACACTCACGCTCTCAAGGACAAGATCGCCGAAGCCGTCGTTCTGGTGCTCCGAAACCCCATCACGCTCCTCACCCATTACAAGCTCGTGACCACCACCATGGGTGCCAAACTCGGCCTTGGCATCTGCGCCAAGATCCTCGAGGCCGTGGTGCTGTG